CAACCGATCGGCCTGGCTTTCTGCGGGCGGGATCTGCACATCCAAATTTCAGGAGAAACCATGAGCGAAGTAACGGATTTAGTCGTCATTGAGAAACAGAACGCAATGGCGGTATTCACCACCAAAGAGCAGCTCGACCCGATTATTGCGGCGATTGAGAAAGAAGCTCGCAGCCTGGTGCCAGATGTGTCTACCCGCAAAGGCCGCGACGCTATCGCATCCATGGCGCATAAGGTTGCCCGTTCCAAAACTTACATCGACAACGCCGGTAAGGATCTGGTCGCCGAGCTTAAAGCTCTCCCGAAGCAGATAGACGAAAGCCGCCGAATTGTCCGTGAACGTCTCGATGCGCTGAAAGATGAAGTTCGCCGCCCACTCACCGAATGGGAAGCCGAGCAGGAGCGCATCAAGGCTGAAGAGGAAATGAACGCACTGCACGCCGAAGCGCTGGAAATGAACATCAAGTTCGATCAGGAGCTGGCGGCCAAGTTCGAAGCTGACCACGAAATGGCTCTACTGATGAACAAGGATTTCGACCGTGACCGCGAAGAGCAGCGCCGCCTGGCGGAACAGGCTCAGCGTGAACGTGACGAACGACTGAAGCAGGAAGCGGCAGAACAAGCCCGCCGCGATGCCGAAGCGAAGCACAAAGCGGAGATTGAAGCCGCAGCGCACCGCGAAGCTGAAGAGAAAGCACGTGCAGAGCTGGCTGAACGCCAGCGCATCGAGGCGGAACAGCGTGCGGCGCGTGAGAAGCAGGAAGCGGAAGCGCGTGCACGACGTGAAAAAGAAGAAGCAGTTGCCGCCGAGCGCCGCCGCCTGCAAGAGGCAGAAGCCGCCCGTCTGGCCGAAGAGAAGCGCAAAGCTGAAGAAGAAGCGCGCCGCGCCGCAGACAAAGAGCACCGCCGTACCGTCAACCGTCGCGTCATCGCCGACCTTATAGCTCAAGGCATCCCCGAAGAATTCGCGCAGAAAGCACTGCTGGCGATAGCTGGCGGCAAAGTGCCTGACGCGCACATCAAATATTGAGGCACCCATGAACGCATTCCTCACTTACGACCGAATCGAAGATCGGCGCTGGGTAGAGCGACAGCTCACCGACGAGAAAGAGAAGTGGATCGACGATCGGGCGCAGCAAATCATCTACATGATGCCGAAAGAGCCGTCCGGCCTCTTCCACTTCACGGTCCCGATTAACTCCTGCCCATACGAAGGACTTCGCAGCGATAAAGCTGGCGAGGCCTACAACGATTTCATTTCGGCAGTTGCTTACGCCCAGGCGGAATACGACTGGGAACACCGTACCGGCTGCCCGTTTTAATTTTTTTAGGGGATTAACGATGGCAAACGAATTAACAATCACGGCGATTGCGCTGGCGGAAAAAGGTATCGACGTCGATACCTGGAGCGCACTGAAGAACAGTATCTACCCTGGCGCCAAAGACGAATCGGTAATGATGGCGCTCGATTACTGCCGTGCCCGCCAGTTGGATCCGTTGCTGAAGCCCGTTCACCTCGTGCCGATGAGCGTCAAAGACTCAAGAACGGGTAAAAGCGAATGGCGCGACGTGGTCATGCCAGGCATCGGGCTTTACCGCATTCAGGCGGACCGCTCCGGCGATTATGCCGGGGCCCGCGAACCAGAGTTCGGGCCAGACACGACTCAGACGCTTTCTGGTGTCGAGGTGACCTTCCCTCAGTGGTGCAAATACACCGTCTACAAGCGTATGCCCAGCGGCGAGATCGTCGAGTTCAGCGCCAAAGAATACTGGATTGAAAACTACGCCACCGGGGGCCGCGACACCACGGCGCCGAACGCGATGTGGAAAAAGCGCCCATACGGACAGCTGGCGAAATGCGCGGAAGCCCAGGCGTTGCGTAAGGCATGGCCTGAGATTGGACAGCAGCCTACCGCCGAAGAAATGGAAGGAAAATCACTGGACGTTGATATCCGTGACGTCACGCCGCGCAGCACCACAGAAGCGCTTTCACCAGCAGCAAGCGAAGAAACGCTTCAGGCGATCACCGATCTCTTAACTTCGCTGAATAAAGACTGGGAGCAAGACTTCCTCCCAGTGTGCAGCGACATCTTCAAACGGCCAATTCTTGAGGCGTCAGACCTCACTGAAGAAGAGGCACAGAAAGGCTTCAACTTCCTTCAGAAAAAAGCTAAGGCGGCAGCATGACACCCGAAATTATCCTGTCCAGGACCGGTATTGACGTAACAACTATCCAACAGGGCGATGAGGCGTGGCACCGGCTGCGCCTCGGCGTTATCACCGCCTCTGAAGTGCATAACGTCATTTCCAAGCCGCGCTCCGGTACCAAATGGACGGGCATGAAGATGTCCTACTTCCACACCCTACTCGCCGAGGTATGCACCGGCGTCGCGCCAGAGGTTAACGCCAAGGCTCTGGCCTGGGGTAAGCAGTACGAGGAAGATGCCCGCACCCTCTTCGAGTTCACCACCGACGTGAAAGTCACGGAGTCTCCGATCCTGTTCCGTGACGAGAGCATGCGCACCGCGTGCTCCCCTGACGGCCTTTGCAGTAACAATTTCGGCCTCGAGCTGAAATGCCCGTTCACCTCCCGCGATTTCATGAAATTCCGCTTGGGTGGATTCGAAGCCATTAAGTCAGAGTACATGGCCCAGGTGCAGTACAGCATGTGGGTTACCGGAAAAGACGCCTGGTTCTTTGCCAACTACGACCCGCGCATGAAGCGCGAAGGCATTCACCACGTCGTCGTTGAGCGGGATTCGCAGTACATGTCCGATTTCAACGAAATGGTGCCGGAGTTCATCGAGAAGATGGACGAGGCGCTGGCGGAGATTGGCTTCACGTTTGGCGAGCAGTGGAGGTGACCATGGGAGCCAATCACTGGCAACCGTGGGAAAACCTGTTCCTGCATGAAGTTGCCGGACTGATGCCTGTCTCATTGATTGCCGAAAAATTTGAAAGAACAGAGCGCGCCGTTTACACCCAGGCCGCTCGCCTCGACGTGAAATTTCCGGGCAATACCGACTGCAGGAAGTGGACCAAAGCAGAATTGTTTCTGTTTGGCCGATTCACTCCCGAAGAAATCGCCGCGGCAACCGGCCGCTCTATCCACTCCGTGCGCAGCAAGCGGAACTCACTTACCCGATCGTCAGGAGGAAAAATCATGCCTGAATGGACTACCGAAGAGCTGGCGCTGCTGTGGCGACACTCAAACGCTGAAGTCGCGGAGATAACCGGCCGCAGCATTGAAGAGGTCGGAGATAAGCGGCTGCAAACCAATATTGAGCGCAATGGCTGGGATTTTAACGATCCGGAGCGGGAGGATGCATGACCGGAAAATACTCTCTTATCTACGCTGATCCACCCTGGTCTTACGGGAACACCATCAGCAACGGCGCCGCTGCCGATCACTACCCCACCATGAAAATCATCGACATCAAGCGCCTGCCAGTCTGGGAATTAGCCGCCGAAAACGCAGTGCTGGCGATGTGGTACACCGGCACGCATAACCAGGAGGCTATCGAACTGGCCGAGGCCTGGGGCTTTACCATTCGCACGATGAAGGGCTTTACCTGGGTAAAGTTGAACCAGAATGCCGAGCTGCGCATCAACAAGGCGCTGGCAGAGGGTGAAGTCACCGACTTTTACGACTTCCTCGATCTGCTGAACGCCGAGACGCGCATGAACGGAGGAAACCACACCCGGGCCAACACCGAAGATCTTCTGATTGCCACCCGCGGCGCCGGGCTTGAGAGAAAGCATGCCGGGATTAAGCAGGTGGTATACAGCCCGCTCGGCGCGCACAGCGAAAAGCCGTGGGAAGTTCGCCACCGACTGGAACTGCTTTACGGTGATGTGCCACGCATTGAACTGTTTAGCCGCAGCGCAGCGCCAGGCTGGGATCACTGGGGAAACCAGTGCGCCACCGCCGCTGTTGAATTGCTACCCGGCTGCGCCATCGATGTTGTTAAGACGGAGGCCGCATGACTCCAGCAGCTTATTACAACGAAATCGACCCGTTCGCTGCGCAGTGGCTGCGTAACCTGATCGCCGGCGGTCATATCGCCCCTGGCGAAGTTGATGAAAGGAGTATCGAAGATGTCACACCTGACGATCTGCGAGGATTCACCCAGTGCCACTTCTTCGCCGGTATCGGCGTCTGGTCCCATTCCCTCCGCCTCGCCGGATGGCCTGACGATAAACCAGTCTGGACCGGATCCTGCCCTTGCCAGCCTTTCAGCGCGGCAGGCAAAGGAGATGGGTTTGCTGACGAGCGGCACCTTTGGCCTCACCTCTTCCACCTCATCAGCGAGCGCCGCCCTCAGCATGTCTTTGGCGAACAGGTTGCAAGCGGTAACGCAAATGCATGGTTCGACCTTGTACAAGCTGATCTGGAAGGAATGGGATACGCCTTCGGGCTTGTGCCGTTTGCGGCAGCGGGCATCGGTGCGCCGCACATCAGAGAGCGGGCCTACTGGGTGGCCCACGCCTGTAGCGAATACGAATCCGCAGCCGGAAACGAAACGGGGATTACAGCACGTCTCCGGAGCAGCTCGACTGACAGGCTGGCAAACACCGGTGGCGAACGACTCAACCGGGTCGACTCATTGCTACAGCGGGAAGAATCAGGACGGGTCACCAAAAGTGTGCCTGAAACTACCGGGCACAGCGTTACTGGCGGGATGGGTAACGCCGACAACTCGCGACTGGAAGGACACCTCAGGCATGACAGCGCTGCGGGATGGAAAGGAGCGGCTGGATCAGTTACCGCGCCAGGCTTACACAGCAGGCCCCTTGAGGTTAACGGTTTTTGGCGAGATGCGGACTGGGTCTTTTGTCGAGATGGGCAATGGCGTCCAGTTGAATCCGGCACATTCCCGCTGGTTGCAAGGTTTGCCAAAAGCCTGGGACACGGCAAGTCCTCATTACGAGCAATGGCTGGACGCAACCGCACAGGCCGACTTAAGGGCTACGGTAATGCCATAAACGCACAGGCTGCGTCTGAATTCATCCGGGCTTATATGGAGGGATTATGACGTCAGAAACAGACAACGCCATCCGCGCCGCCTGCCGACGCTGAACCGAGGAAATACAGCAGGCCATGCGCAAGAAGCCAAAGCCTAACTGGAACGAAACGGTGCCTCCCATCATCAACAAGCATCACAAGAAAATTGAAGCTCTGGGAGTTAGCCTCCTGGAGTTCGTCGTCAAAACTGGCCGCCTTAACAAGCGGTTTGGAGCCGAACAATGACAACATCATTCCCCGGGTCGCTAAGTCGGCCTTTTTTATTGCTGGCATTCACATTCAACCAAATTAACCGACAGT